AAGGCATCGCAGACGAGGGTATTAAAGCAGTAGAACAGTTACAAAAGGCGTTTGAAAAAGACGGTATCGAGGGAATGTTAAAAGTTGGTTCACAACTTGTTACAAACCTATTAAACGGTATTGCAAGCGCTATGCCCGAAGTAATAGGAATGGCAAGCCAAATATTAAATACTGTTTTAAGCAGCATAAATGAATTAGCACCATCTTTAAGCGAATGTGGGACTAATATATTATGGTCACTAATAATGGGAATTATAGACAATTTACCAATATTGGCTGAAACTGCAATTAATTTGATTTCTAATTTTGCATCAAGTTTAGGCGAGTCATTACCTAATTTAATACCCGTTGCGATTCAAGGAATTTTAACTTTTGCAAGTACAATAATTGCTAATTTAGATAAAATTGTAGATGCTGGTGTAAAACTGTTACTTGGCTTAGTACAAGGTATAGTTAACTCTATTCCTATGCTTATTGAACAAGTTCCAAAAATAATTAATGATTTTTGGGCTGCAATAGATAGTAACTTATTTACAATTCTAGGTGCTGGTGTAGAAATAGTAATGACTTTAATTAATGGGATCATAAGTTCTATCCCGACATTGATAGCAAATGCTGGTGAGATTGTTTCGGCTATTTTTAATACGATAATGCACCTTGATATGTTGTCTATGGGTAAAAATTTAATTAAAAACTTAGGCAGTGGTATAAAATCCATGTTTTCCAATATGGGGAGTATTGCTAAAGACCTAATAAATAAAATAAAAGATGCTTTTACCAATATGAACTGGGTTCAACTTGGTAAAGATGTTTTGAATGGGATAATTGACGGTATTGTAGGCGGTGTAAAAGGTTTAGTAAAAGCAGCGGTAAACGCTTGTAAGTCTATGTTCAATGCAGTTAAAGATTTCTTTTCAATTTTCTCACCATCACATAAAATGCGTGATGAAATTGGTAAGTTCTTGCCTAGCGGTATTGCAACGGGTTATGAAGTTGCTATGCCCGAAGCCACAAAAGATATGATTGATACTACTGATGATGGTTTTCAAAAGCTGAAAGCAAGTGCAAAAACAATAGGAGGAGAGGTCGCGTATGACAGTGTTATGCCACTTCCCAATACTTCAACTTTAGGACGTGATGATCTTATCGATTATGATCGTTTAGCTAATAGTATGTCTAAAGTAAATATGTCGGTTGAAATGGATAAACAACCAGTTGGTAGACTTGTAACAGAAACTGTAGACGAAGAAATAGGAAAGGAAACAACAAGAAAGGGGCGGTACAATGCGTAATGGAATTGTTGATCTAATAATTAAATTAGGCGATGAAGAATACTCTTTAGCTAAGCGATTCGATATGAGAGTGCTTAGCTTTAGTATTACACCTCCGAAAGTGGTTACCAACATTGTATCTATTCCATATTCTAATACCTTTGTAGATTTAACGGAAGTTTATGGAAAGCCTACATATAATCAGCGCAATGTAGAAATCGAGATAGATAGCATAGAAACGACTTATATATGGCAAAAGTATATCGATGAAATAATTAATTTGTTTCATGGGCAAAAAGCAATGTTTTCTATTACAAGTGACAGTGAATATTGGTATACGGGTCGGTGCAGCATAGAACCAAATCTACGTGATGATAATTTGGTAAATAAGTTAACCGTTAAATTTGTTTGCAATCCTTTTAAAAAGCATTATATAACGGGGGAGGAAAGATTATGATTATTAAATTATATTGTGATGATGAATTAATACATGATACAACAACGCAAGATATTAGATGTTTAACGCTAAAACTTAAACAAAAGGTAAATACCGCGGATACCTTAACATTTTCTATTTTGCCTAATCACCCGTTGTATGACAGTATAGAAAAACTCAACTCGATATTACGTTTATATGAAATCGACGATAAAAGCAATTTACTTATGTTTAAGGGACGTGTGATTGATACTAGCGATACGATAGACGGCATACGGTGTTTTAATTGTGAAAGTGTATTAGGCTATCTGAACGACAGTATTCAGCCGCCAAAAGAGTATCACAACACAACAATACGTGATTATTTGGTAGATAAGATTAATTATCATAACAGTGTTGTTGAGGATAAGAAAAAATTTTATATTGGCACGGTTAATGTGACGAATAACACCGATAACGCTTATAGAATTGACAATGATTATCCTAATACTATGACAAACATACAAGAAAAACTAATAAAAAGATTAGGCGGTTATCTAGACTATAAAGAACTTAATGGGAACAATTATATCGATTACGTTAAGGATTATGACAGTTACAACTCGCAAAAGATAGAGTTTAAGAAAAATATTCTTGATTTGGAGCGTTATATCACATCGGTTGATTTGATAACTGCTTTGATCCCATTAGGCGCTAAAGATGAAGCAACTGAACTCCCAATCACTATTGAAAGTATCAATGATGGTAAAAATTATGTTTACGATCAAGAAGCGGTAAATATGTATGGCTGGATATTTGGAACTAAAACATATGAAGATACCAAATTACCATCTAATCTAAAAGAAAGTGCTTTAAAAGATTTACCCGAATTAACTAAAATGTCTTTGTCACTTACAATTACCGCCATTGATCTAAACTTGATTGATGTAAACATAACTAAAATTAAAAAGGGTGATATGATTAAGTGTATTTCACAACCACATAAATTAGATGATTTCATGTGTACAGTTTTAGAAAAAAATTACATAGACCCATCAAAATCAAAGCTGACATTAGATAAAACAATAAAAACATCTAGCGATATTGCTATATCTAATAATAGAGATATAAACAACGTTACAAGTCAATTAGTTGTTAATAAGCAGTTTATTTTAGATCAAATAAAACATCAGACTGATTTAATAACGGGTGCAAGTGGGGGAAATATCGCTTATATTTTTAATGATAAGGGTGAACCTACTGATATGTTGTTTATGGATACCGATGATGTTAAAACTGCAACGAAAGTTTTAAGACTTAATAAAAACGGTATAGGCTTTAGTTCTAACGGTGTTAATGGTGAATATAAGACGGCTTGGACTCTTGACGGTTCGTTTAATGCGGAGTATATAACGGCTGGGACTTTACAAGGTATTCAAATTATTGCTAATTTAGGAATGATTGGCGGTTGGGCTATGGATAGTACATCATTGTCAAGTGGGAGCACGACAGGAATTATATTGGATTCAAGCGATCCAAGTATATCCACATACAACAAAGAAACGGGTTATTTAGGTGCGAAAATGTTTGACGGTGGCATCGGAATATATAATCCTTTCAATCATGGAATATATGTAGGTGATTTAATTGGAAGTTCTGATGATACGGATAAAAAAGATTTTTTAGGAATTATTGGAGCAAAAGGCGGACGTATTGATATTGGATTCTATAAAAATCCCCCTGGAGGAGGAAGTTCTTCATTTTCCAATATAAGAATAGAGGAAAACAGTATAGATTTTTATGAAACGCTAAATATGAACGGAAGAAGCATACTCAATCAGTCAGATAGGCGATTGAAGAGAAATATTGATGATATAGATACATCATTCATATACGATTTGGAAATAAAGAAATTTGATTATATTAATGGTGATAAAAATAAAATAGGTATAATTGCTAATTATTACACGGATAAAACATATTCAAAATATTTTTTGCATGAAGATCGAAATGGTTATTACGGTGTAGATTATCAAAATATATTAAATGCACTTATACAGTGTGTACAAGAACAAAATAAGCGTATTGAAGCGTTAGAAAGAGGCGCAAAATGATATTTAGTACAATTACACAAAAAGGTTTAGAACTAACGTATGATTTAGAAAAAATACCATCACAGTATAGTGGTGATATAGAGATGAAGTTAATTAGAGATACAACATATAATAATTATGTTTGTACACCATTTTTTAAACATATTAAAAATAGATTTTTAGAAAGTAATAGAAATACAAAATCTAATGCTATTGCAATTGATTCCAATGGGGTTTTTAAACTTCCTAAAGAAGCATTTAGATTAGATGGATATATCGCTATTGCTTTTTCTTTTGCGCGTGATAGTGAGGTAATACAAACCAACCCAATAGTATATAAAATAACTGCAAGTGTTGGCGATGGTGAATTTTTAGACAATAAACCAAGCTGGCAACAAGTTGTTATACAGTTGTGTGAAGATTGGACTAATGAAAACATTAAGCCCGATCTTGATAAAATGAAAAAAGATATCCAAAATGCTATTGAAGAAGCGGTGAGACAACAGACTAAGGTAGCGGAACAACAAACCGCCTTAGATAACAAATTCAATGAACTTAATACATTAGAGAATACTGTAAATGAAAATGAAACTAACCGCCAAACAAATGAGATAAAGCGACAAAATGATACCGCAAAAGCAATAAAAAGTTGTAATGATAAAGTAACTGAAATAAATACCAAGTTATTAAATGGTGATTTTGTTGGTGCTACGGGTGCAACCCCTAATATCACAATAGGAAATGTTACATTAGGCAATCCTAACGTAACAATACGTGGGACTCCCGAAGCTCCCGTACTGGATTTTACGATGCCAAGTGCCGGTAATCTAAGTTATGCAACTGATGCAGATATTGATGAAATGATTATAGAAGTTTTTGGTTAGGAGGTATGTATGATTAATTATATTGATATTAGTTTAAAAATTGATCATTCCACTATAACTTCACGAAAGGTTGCGAACCAGTATGATAATGAAGTTACTGTCATTCGATTTTTAAATGATGATTTATTTAAAAATGATTATAAACATGATCTTAAAATTGCATATAAGGGCAAGACAATAAAAGAGGTTCCGTTACATGGAAACTCTTTTATTATAACTGAGGACCTGACTGCTAATGCTGGGGTATATACATGCACCATGATTGTCAGAGACAGCAAAGGACGAAGACGGGTAATGAATCCGTTTAAACTTGAAATAAATCAGGCTATGTTTACTAAGGATGTCGAAGAACTCCCTGTTGATCCGAATTTAGAATTTTTATATGACAAGATGCTTAATGCAGTAGAAGATTTGGAGAAAAGAGTAAACAACGGGGAGTTCGATGGATTTAGTCCAGTTGTAGATGTAGTAGAGGATAATGTTGAAACTTACAAATTAAAAGTAACTGACAGATACAAAGAAATTATAACTCCAAATTTGAGACCAAGCTATAACTTCGCAAATGATGAAGATATAGATAATATTATAGAAAATATTCGAGGAGGAAGATAAAAAAATGAGTAAAATTATTACAACTGATAATCTGCTTGATTTTGGACAGCAGTTAGCTGCTAAAGAGGATTTACTGCTTAACGGCAAAGTTGATAAGGTAGATGGGAAACAGCTGTCTACAAATGATTATACAACTGCCGAAAAGAATAAATTAGCTTCTCTTAATAATTATACACACCCAACGGGCGATGGTAATATGCATGTTCCAGCGACGGGAACAACAAATAACGGCAAAGTTTTAAAAGCTGGTGCTGCCGCTGGCTCTATTGCCTGGGGGAATGTAACAAAAAGCGAAGTGGGACTTAGTAATGTAGACAATACAAGCGATTTAAACAAACCTGTTTCTACTGCTACAAAAAACGCTTTAGATGCTAAAGCTAACAAAACACATCAACATGGAAACGCGGATATTGCGGGTATTGATGCAGGAAAAATTATAAGCGGTGTTCTTGATATTGAAAGAATACCAAAAGGGGCATTGGAACGATGTATAGTTGTTGCTGATGATACCGCACGTAAAGCCTTAACCACTGCAACAGTACAAGTTGGCGATACTGTTAAGGTCACTGCTACGGGTCTGATGTATTTCGTTGTAGACGATACAAAATTATCTACCGATGAGGGATATGAGGTCTACACTGCTGGTGCTGCTACAAGTGTGCCTTGGAGCGGTGTTACGGGAAAACCGAGTACATTTACACCAAGTACACATACGCATGATGACCGTTATTACACAGAAGCCGAAATGAATACCAAGCTGGCAGCTAAAGTTGATGTAGTCAGCGGTAAAGGGCTTAGTACAAACGATTATACTACGGCTGAAAAAAATAAATTAGCATCTCTTAATAACTATACTCACCCGTCCTATACAAGCCGTGCAAGCGGATTATATAAGATTGTTGTAGATGCAACGGGACATATCAGCCAGGCTGCTGCGGTTACCAAAACAGATATTACGGCTTTAGGTATTCCCGCACAAGATACAACTTACAGTTTAGCCAGTTCTACTGCAAATGGTTTAATGAGTAAAGAAGATAAAACAAAATTAGATGGTATGAGTTACGCTACTGATTCAGATATCGATGCTATAATTACAGAAATTTTCGGGTAGGTGAATAATATGGACGATAAAATTATAAGTACACTCAAATTAAAACGTGCTTTAAATTCACTGAAATCTAAATTCATTTCAACTAAAGGCGGTACTATGGAGGGTGACTTTAATATAGATGCTCTTTACTTTAAAATTAATACTGCCAGTGGATATAAACAGGCATTTGGGACTGTACGAGGTGGTCTCTTGGCCCTGGGCTCTGATGAATTAGTAGCTTGCTTGTATGGTTATGATAAGAATCAAAAGCCGCAATGGGTATACAAAGAAGGAACAAGTTATGTATTTAAAGATTTAGCACTTAAAGATGATATTTACCCTGTTGGCGCTATCTATATGAGCGTTAGCTCAACTTCGCCCGCGTCTTTATTTGGTGGTACATGGACACAGTGGGGAAGTGGAAGAGTACCTATTGGTATTAATTCAAGCGATAGTGATTTTAATACCGTTGAAAAAACGGGCGGAAGTAAAGAATATGAATTGAGGGCATTAATCGGTGCAGTTGGTGGGAATGTCAATACTATAGGTTATGATAGTGAGGAAGTTGTACCTGGATATGGTTCTTATGACATGGTGCTGGATGCTAGTGCAGGGGCTAAACCACAAGGAGCAAGCAATACTACTAGGGTTGTTAAATCTGATGGTAATCCTGCTACAACCGTACAACCATATATAACCTGTTATATGTGGAAACGAGTTTCTTAAAGGGGGGATAGATATGAGAGTTTTTAGTGAAGATAAGATACAGGAATTAAAAGAATATGATTTAAATAAAGGACATTTGGAACTAGATAAATTATTTATTAGACATCACGAAGCTGTAGAAGAAATTAAGGAACAATGGCACTACGAAACTGTTGCGGAATATCCGAACGGTGGTAAGGATGTTGAAAAAATAATTGACGTTCCTTATCAAGCCCCTCAAGAAGAGTATGACGAATATGAAGATATTTATGTTTATATTCCTTATACTGATGAAGAACTTGAAGAATTGAATAAACCAAGTGAATTAGAAATATTAAAACGAGAACAGGAAGTAACCGCACAAGCGGTTCAAGATTTAATTTTAATGACGTTGGGAGGTAATTAAAATGGCGAATTTTTTAGTTTACAGAATCTTAGATGAAAAATTAACGTATGACAAAGTACCTCAAGCATTAAAAGAGGAAGTTAAAAAAATCTTAATCGAGTTAGGGCATGAAGAATTAGTGCACTAATCTGCTGATTCGATGACAACTGTATTCAATAAAATTTTAATTGAAGGTGAGGAAAATGAAAAAAATGGAAAAAGTATTTAATAGTACTGTAGCTGTTGTGGCTACTTTTTTTACGTATTTATTCGGGGGCTGGGATGCAGCAATTGGTATTTTAATTGTATTTATGTGTTTAGATTATGCGACTGGTGTAATCGTTGCCTACCAAAACAATCTGTTAGACAGTGAAGTTGGATTTAAAGGACTTGTAAAGAAATTTATGATCCTTGTCATCTTAATTGTAGCAGTGATGTTAGATAGATTAATGAATACTGGCACATGGGTATTTCGTACACTTGTGTGTTACTTCTACATCGCAAATGAGGGAATTTCTTTATTAGAAAACGTTTCTAATTTAGGAGTAAAAATCCCTGATAAATTAAAAGATGCATTAGTGCAGCTGAATAAAGATGAAAGTGAGGAAGAATAACATGGAAATCAAACAAAACTTTTTAGTAAACAATGAATGTTATAAAGCAGGCAGAACTATTAAAGTTACAAAGTTAATGGTTCACTCTACTGCGTGTCCTAATGTGTCTGCTGCTGGTTTTGCAAAAGCATGGAATACTCCAAGACCTGCTGATAGACAGGTATGTGTTCATGCTTTTGTAGATGATAAAGAGGTTATTCAAACATTGCCATGGAATCATAGAGGTTGGCACTGCGGTGGTTCAGGTAATGATAATATGATTGGTGTTGAAATGTGTGAACCTGCTGATTATTCAGATAAAGCGTATTTTGATGCTGCTATTAAAAATATGATTGAGTTATATGCTCATTTATGTAAAGAGTATGGATTAAATGCTAATGACATTATTTCACATAAAGAAGGTCATTCACAGGGTGTTGCTTCTAATCACGGTGATCCAGATCACTGGTGGAAGTTTGTAGGATATACAATGAATGATTTCAGAGCTGATGTTGTTAATTATATTGCAAATGGTAATGTAGATGTTAGTTATGGTAATACTGTAAAACCTATTCAACCACAAACCAGTGAGGGATATACAACTGGTAAGACTTATACATTACAAACTGAACTGAAAGTCAGAACAGGAGCTGGTACAAACTATAGAGCTAAATCTCACAGTGAATTAACTGTAGACGGTAGAAAACATGATGCTGATGGAGATGGGGCTTTAGATAAAGGTACTAGAGTTTCATGCTTAGAAGTTGCAAAAAATGGTGATGATATTTGGATCAGAACACCATCAGGATGGTTAGCAGCTTATTACAATGGTAATAGATATATCTCTGGTGAGGCTGTTTCTGGTGGTTCTTCTACAAGTCAAAATAAGCCTTCTAGTGCATCAAAACCATTAGGTACTTATAAAGTTACCGCTAGTGCTTTAAAAGTCCGCACAGGAGCAGGAACTAACTATAGACAAAAATCCAGAAGTGAATTAACTGCTGATGCTAGAAAACATGCAAACGCTAATGGTTCTTTATTAAAAGGTACACGAGTTACCGTTAAAGAATGGGAAAATGGATTTGCACGTATTCCATCAGGTTGGGTAAGTGGCGATTATCTAAAAAAGGTATAGTAATATG